CCGCCGAGTTGTAGGCCAGCCTGAAAGCCCTCTGTCAATCCACGCAACGCTCTTGACATATCAAACCTCCAACATCTCGATGCCGAGCATCTCGTAATTCACAAACTTGTATCCGTCTTCGCTCTCGCCCACAGCCTCTGGCATGTATGCTTCGACTTCGTCCGCCATGACACCAAGGAAGCGGCGGCTTGGATCTGACTTGTACGCGTATTCGTACAGCGGCAAACCGGTGCGCTCATCGCGGCCAACCAGTTCGATGTCCTGCTTCAAACGGCGGTCAGATTTGAGGCCGGCGTAAGCGCCGATACCAGTGCCGACAGCTTGCAAGAATTCGTTAGGCTGACTCATGGCGGTGTTGTAAATACTTGTCTGTGATCCGAGGATATTACCCAAGCCGCTGAGCTGCATCTGCTGGCCAGAACCAATAGTGCTTGCGCCCGAGGCCAAGCCTTGCATAAACTGGTTGCCCGGAGCCATAGCAGTTTGCTGACCTGCGGAACCCAGCTGGGATGACAGCCCCATGGCGCCCAAGGCAGTCTGAACCTGCCCACGACCCAAAGCGGAGGCACCAGTCAACAAGGCGTTAGCTCTATCTTCAGCCATAGTGCGCGCACCGGTCATAGCGCCAGCGCGTTGTGAGGCCAAGCCAAGAGCGTTCTGGTTCATCTGTGCCATGGCAGCGCCAGAGCCGGGAGCTACACCCATGCGGGCTAGCCCGCGAGAAGTCATACCTTGGGTCGTGGTAAACGCACGAGCTGCGTCGGCCGCAGCCTGTTGAGCAAACCGTTCACGAGCTGCAGGTGTATCGAACTCCATGGCCTGAGCCAGTAAGCGCTCTTCAGCGGGTCGGAATTGTAAGCCATACGCTCGCTCTTCTTCCGCGATACGGGCGGCGGTGTCCATCCCTGCAATTTGGGATTCAGCAATACGTTGAGCCAACGGACTCATTTCCGCGTACTGCTGACGAGCAAAATCTAACTGCTCACGGCCAAGCGCAGCCATGATCTCGGCAGACTCTTTGCTGGCTTGCGCTAGTGGGGTGTAGTCAGGAGGTGGAGGTGCATCACCACCAAAATCAAGGTGGTAAATCCGGCGGTTGTCGGCGGAGTACCCGTTAAACTTGTTCGGGATTAGCATTGGAATGCTCCTTTATATAGTCGGCAACCCGCTCGGGAACCATCGTCTTTGCAGCGTCAGTCAGAATTTCTGCGGCGCGGTCGGCACCGTTCAGCACGCCGATGAGGAAAACCACCATATTCATGATGGTGTACCGCAGATAGTGCGCTAACTCTAGCTTGTGCTCATCATCGGACTTTTCCATGATATTAGCTGCCATGTACCCCACCATACCGGTGAAAAACAACGCTCGCAGCTCTGCCTCATATTTGCGGAACACCGGGTTCACAGGCATGTAGAGAAACAGGTTAGCCACCATGGAGTTCACGTTGGTCGGCTTGTCTTGGTCTACCAAATCATCCCATGCGTGCACAACGTAAACCAGCCGCTCATACAAATCTAGAGCGTCGCGGTCGCCAGCGAACCAGCTTAAACGATCGGGCGAGTTGGTCATAGTTTAGACATGGATAAAAGGGCGAACACGAGTTGAGCCATAGGCAGTATTATGTCTCGTATTCGCCGCTTTTACTAGGCTTAAGCAATCAAACCGGGTTTGTAAACAGTCTTGCCGTTCTCACGCATGGCAGTTAGCACTTGCTTCTTCAAGTTCGCGGGGTCGTAAGACACATGCACCCAGCCGGAATCGGGGATGCCGGGGGTATAAAACTCGAGGATCAACTGCGTATAGTCAAGGTTTTGCTGAATCCACTCAGCCAGCTCGGCATTGGCCACACCGGGGATTTCAATGTCGGCGGCCATGCCTTTGCAGTGGTCAGAGGTGCGGGAACCGCCGACTTTGGCATTGACTTCTGGGTGGCGGAAACCTGAGTTGACTTTGACGCCGCGCTTGTAGTGGTCACGCACAGGCTGGAGAACCTTTTCGGCCAGCAGCTTCAGGTTGGCAATCTCGGTGTCGCCGGGGGTGTTTTCCATGCCATGACGCAGGGCGGTCTCGCTCTTGGTCATTTCCGACAGGGTGAAGTTGGGCGATAGGTTCATTTGACGAGTCCTTTCAGTTTGTCTTCCTTGTCCTTGCTACCTTGGCTGGAGCCAAAGTAGTACGAAAGTATCTGCGTCACCGCAGCGGATAGCACACCCAAGATGTAGATCAGGATGTCTTTGGCTTCTGGCTTAACGTCCACGAAGATGAGAATGGCGAACAAGACGAACGACAGTAGCACCACCCCCAGAGCCAGTATTGGAGTCACCAGCTTGTTGAGCATGGGCACGTTGCTGCTGGAAGCCACAGCAATCTCGCGTTGGCGGGCTGAATCCATTTCACCGTAGTGAGCCTTGAGTTCTTCCAGCTTAATCTCAGCGAGCTTGTTGGCGTCCTGTGGGTTGGCCTGCAGGTGTGACACGATAGATGCCTCGTCAGCATCCACGCCTAGCTTGCCTGCAATCATTTTGACAGCCGCACCCCCTAGAGGGCCAGCCACCGCAGTGGCCAAGCCCGGGGCAACGGTCTTGAGCAGATCAGCCAACATGGTCTTCAGCCTTGGGTTCTTCGGGCTTGGCAGCTAGCTTTTCAGCAATGGCTGCAGCACCCTTGCGCGAGGCCACACCGGCGATAGCGCCGATACACAACATCATGATGTCCTTCTGCATAGCCAGCAGCTGAACGTCAATGGGGGCGATACGCTCCATGTCGTGCTCAACGAACAGCACACCCAACAGGATGCCGACGGCAGAGAAAAACACGATGGCGGCGAGAACGCCAACAATCCATGCCCAGACACGGACTTCAATTTCATCGGGGGTCATACGATCCATGATTTACCTTCCTAGAGGGTTAGTGGTTGCACGTTTGAGGTTGTTCATCTCGTTGCGCAGTTGAGCAACAACAGACTCCAACTCCTTCTTCAAGCTGTCAAGGCGGGTCTGCACCTCTCGGTTTACCGATTCGGAGTTCACCACGGCACTCTTGGCAGTTGACTGGGATTCGCGGGCTAGGGCCACCGCGTTTGTCAGGTTCTCAGAGATGCGGATTAGGGCGTCAGCAGTCGCCAACTGGCGCTCCTTGACAGCCTTGAGTTCAATCTCCAGTGCAGCGACACGGGTGGTCAACGCAGAATCGTCATACGCTTCGTACCCCTCGACCTGCTCAATCGCCGCCATAGCCCTGTTGTAGAGGGTTACTCCATAGTATCCCCCCGAACCTAGCGCGCTGATCGTCGCCAAGAGCCCGCCAATTATCATCGTTGGCGATAAGGTCAACGAGAAAGTCTTGCTGTCTTCGGATGTCATCAGGCAACTCCTGCGCTAAGGCTAAAAATTCGATGATGTTCGGCTGCGGAGGCAAAGCCCCAATCAATGTCAGCCTCTGAACGAGAGCCGCTGCCCGCACACCACTCCCCGCACTTTGGGTTGGTGCAGGCTGTCCCTGTGATTGGGCACCGGATGACGTATCCCCGCTCGCTGGCGCTGCTTCCGAGGCTGGCTGGGAAGATTCCGAGGGAGTCTCCGCAGGGGCTTCGGCTGGCATCTCCGTCATCATCGGCGCAGGCACCGGTGCAGTCACAGGTACGCTCGGGGTGACGGGGGCAGACATGGGGCTCACCGGACTGATAGGGCTGACCGGGGAAAGCGGGTTGGCTGGGTTGGTGATGGACTTGGTACATGAGTCGCTCACTAAGTTCCACTGGCCCCAGACGGGCGAGCCGTACGGGTCGGGGCAGACGCTTTGGCGCGTGAAGTCTTTTTGGCCGACGAACCCTGCTTGGCAACTTTCTGTTTTGGCTTCGCTGCTGACTTGGCAGGTTGGCGGGTTTGGCGTACAGGTGTCGCCCGCTTTGTACCAGCTGCCTTGGACTTCTTGGCCGTTGACACAGGTGGTGTCTCGCTGCCAGAGTTCAGTTCCGCTGAAGTTGGCTGGACAGCTTCGCTGCTCTGTGATGCTGCTTGGTTGGCAGGTTGACACTGGGGGCACGTAGTTCCCGCAGAACAAGGACTGCCAGTTGGGGTCGTAGGCCCCGGGCACACAGGCCCAGCAGTCGGCGTTGGCGACACAATACTGTCGACCGTCTGGCGTAGCCATCCACGGAGATGTGCAATAACAAGCCCAAGCATTACTGCTCCCCAACAGGAGCAGCCACAGCAGGCGGCGTCCAATCCTTGCCATACATATCCTTGAAGCGCTTAGGTTGGCGTAACCACCACTCCCGCATCGCTGCATCGCCTATCAAGCCCATTGTAGGGCAAGGAGAACCTGATTCCAGCATCGCCTGCCAGACCCTATTATCCTGACATAGCATTGCTACAGCAGCGACCTTGAGCCCCTGATTAGATAGCTCTCTCGCCAGCTTGATGCGTTCGCAGTTTGCGTCCGTAATGGCCGTGCCGCCAGCCACACCGATGACGGTCGAGGAAATAGCCCCTGTAATGGGCACCGCGCAGATGTCGTTACCCATGGCCGTGACGCTAGGCGCCATAGCCGTGGGTGGGGGCTGGCCTTCATACCGTATCACCGTGTCTTGGGCGTGCGCTGTATATACAAACACCGCTAAGAAAGCGGTGCCGATAAATCCACGCAATGTTTGGTTTGTCATTGCAACCTCGCTGTGATGACATTTAGTCGTTCGATGACTTGCGCCAATGTAGCAGTTTCTGGCAGCGGCTGCAATCGTTCCACGTTACGAGCTTGGGCTGTGATGGAGTCAAGGTTCTGCTTGACGGCCGCAGCGAACTGATCCAGCTCGAACTGACCAGTGTTTACCGTGGGGATAGCGGACTTTCTCATAGCGAGGTCTGTGCCAGTTCAGCCACCGAGTCAGAGATGGTCATGTTGTAAATCGGGATCGACGTGCTGATGCCTAACTGGTACACCTCACAGGCACAGTCCGCAGGGAGTCGGAACGGCTCAGAAGAGTTAACTCCAACCGTGTAGGCGGGTTCGCCATCCTTGTAGAGCGTGAACTGAGCCTTGGCTTCGGTTTCTGGGGCGTATAGCTCCAGCGCAGAGCCGTTGACCGCGACTTCCAGAATCGAGTTGCCATTGAGTTCGCCACCGACCAGATCAGGGGTAAGCAGCAACGCCTCGTTGCGAAGCAGAATAGTCGTATCAGGCGGCACCGCCCGGGCAAACGCACCGTGTATCTGAACCACAGAAAAGTTCATCGGCATGGGCAGTTGAATCTCGGAGCTGATCCAGTCTGATGTGTAGCGCTGGTTGACGTTGCTATCCCAGCGGTAGACCTTGTCACCAAGGGCTACATACAACTCGCCGTCCGTGTCGTTGCGCAACAAATGGTTGGCATCCTGCTCAACCCGTATAACGCTATCGCTCTCGGCAGTGTCAAAAACCCAGATGTACGAGGAGCCGTCGTCACGGTAGCGGGCGTAGTATTGCCCGTCAGCAAAGCCAGCAACAAACGTCTCGGGGTTCAACAGGCGCCACTCTTCCTCGCGGTAGAGCTTGGCCGTGAGCTTTTCAACTCGGCCCGGGGCTGCGATCCACAAGCCGTCATAGCTGGGGTACATACAGCCACCGCCCACGTCCACAACGCCGCGCTTAGTCGCGCAAGGAGCGTAGGTCTGCATCACCGAGGGCGACATGGCTTCTGGGTCAGAACCCGTGAACAGGACTGGGAATGTGTCAGTCAGGACGATTACGGAGTTGCCAGCGGCCACAAGGTCGATACCCACACCGCTGATGGTATAGCGATTACGCAACGGCCAAGAGTAGGGCAGGTAGGGATCACTGAAGCAAATCTCGTTGCCGGCAATACCCACCAAGCAGCCGTTAGGCAGGCTGGTCATGGCGACCAAGTTCTTGGGTGGGAGCAGCGAATCGGCTGTAGGCAAGATTTCACCAAGGTCGTCAGCTGCTACCGCGTCCGTGTATGTCGTATTGGCGACAGGAATCTCGGCCACAAACAGGAAATCGCCGCTGGCGCCCACTGTGCGGTATATGCGCTTTGTCATGGCGCTGGTGTTATGAGGGGCTGTTTTTGTCCAGCTACCCCCAGAAGTGTAGGTCTGTGCAGTAGCGAGGTTCACCACCAGTGTGTTAGCTGTGGGGCCGAGCGACTGAATGCGGAACGTCCCGTTGAGGTCAGTCATACCACCGACGCTTGCAAACGTGATGGTGTCGTACTGGGACAGGCCGAATGTGGTGTTAAGCGTCACACGTACCTGCTCGTTGCCGATGTCAGTCGCGGCCGTTACAGTGCCCGAGTTAGGTGGCGCCGCTTGAATACCTGACAAGTCCCATGTGCCGTCGGGGTACCCGTCGGTCACGGTTGATGGGGGAGAAGGGGGTGATTCTTCGCCAAACTGGGTCACGAACGTGTAAACATAGGCCCGGGACTCTAGGGTGCCAGAACCGCCGGACACGGACACTGTAGGAGCCGTAGAAGGGGGCGCGACACCCAGCGCATACCACGCAGTGGGGTACGGCAGAGAGTTGATGGCCAGAGGGTATGTGGATATGCGAGGCTCGAACGCGTCGCTGCTGAAGTAGAACCGCTGCAGGGGGTCGTTGGCGATCAACGACTTGACGATGTCTACGTCAGAGTTCCAGACCAGCCAGTTGTCTTCTGGTCGGCTACTGATGATGGCGCGCCACAGGTAGGCTGTCTGGATGTCCGCCAGCTGGGAGCTGTGAACGAGCTGAAGTCCGTTGAGGGGCTCCAGATTACCAGAGGTAAGTTTGCAGTTATCGGCAATAGCCGCTTGGTTGGGCTGCAGCAATCGCGAGCCAATTCGCGGAACAGCTCCTCGGAACGCTTTGATGTTGATTGCTGTCATGGCCCACACCTTATTGTGGCTTTACGGGCCAGTTGATTTCTGCGGGGTAGCCGGGTTGGTCGGTAATGTCACGCAAGGCTTGGCGATAAGCGTCCCACTCAGCGGCTTTTGTTTCGCCCATTGCTGCACGAGCATCAGGCAACTGCGTCCAGTCGGATTCGGCTAATAGTTGATTGCGCTTTGCACGAGCCTGCTCTGCTAATTCTTCAGGCGTAGGGGCAGGGGGCGGCAGGTATTCAGCAACAGGGCCGTACTCACCAGCAGCGGCAGCGGCAAAGATTGCACGACCGTGCGCTTCAACGTCATCGGGGCTGGCGGTGAACGGCAGGTCTTCAGGAATCTCAGCAAAGCGCACCGTGAGGTCGATTATCGTGTGCTCTGCGTTTGCCCATACGGGGTCTTTTGCGTATTCGAGTTGCATAGTTTTGTCCTTTCAGCGGAGCGTTAGGAGATGCGAAGAAATAGTGTTATATAGTAGCCACTTAATGGAATATCACCCATGCAACGCCACGTTCCTGACAGAGAGGAACCCATGGTAAAAGTAATATAGTTTTGGTCTATGCCGCAAGGGAATAAACTACTGCCAGCCCTTGTTGAACCAAAGGCTGTTGTTCCGCTTGTTCTTTGGTTCACAAAAGCATAAGTCCCCACAGCCCCCGAAGAAGCGCCAGCGGTTGCGGTTAATACTTGGCCAGTGGTTGGGGATGTGCTGATGGTTTGCCAAGTCTTATCGCCGCGCAGGAAGGTCGTGTTATTGGCGGTGCCAGAGCCAAGGTTTGCTGTCGGGATATTCCCGCTTTGCAAAGTCGTCGTGTCGTTAAACGTGACGCCGGTGCCGTTTAGTGAAGATGGCATATCAAACTCCTTATGGTGTGCCGCCGCCAGTCACATCGCTCAATGCGGTGAAGACGCCTGCTGAAGACAAAGACGCAATAACGGTCGAACCGTTCTTGAAAATAAGTTTGCCGCCGGACTCTTCGATTGTGAAGTTGGTTGTTAGTAACTTACCAGTCACATTACCAGTCACATTACCAGTCACATTACCAGTCACATTACCAGTCACATTACCAGTCAGTGAGCCCGCAAACGACGCGGTAATCAGTCCGGTGTTCGAGACGTCAACAATCGTCGTGTTGTTGTACTTAACCGTCAGCTTGCCTGTGTCAACACGCGCTGTGAAGTTGCTGCCGAAGTTAACACCTTGGGGTAGGCTCAGGGCTTGTAGGAACGTGTTGGCGCCTGCGTAGGTGGTATCCGCCCCGGGCAAGTTAACCGACGCCTGAATGTCTGCAGCGGTGACGCGAAGACCAACGACTGAACCGGCGACAAACGTGCGCGCCGTAGTACCTTCTTGTGCGCGGAGGATGTTGCTGAAAATCGCGGAGCCTGCGTTGCGGGTGCGGACGTAGATAATCTCCACGTTGCCGCTGACGTCTTGCAGTGTGGCTTTGAACCAGTTGTTTGCCGAAGGGATACTACCCGAGCCTACGTTGGCTGTGGGGAACAAATCGGCTGCGGCGGACGCAATCGTCAGGGACGTCGCGGTGTCTGTGATCGTGCTCTGTAGCACCGACCGTGCGTTGTTGGAAAACTGTTGCGGCATCGTTTACCCCTTGAGCTGAGCCTTGAGGGATTGTACCTCGGCCTTGAGTTCCACGACAACCTTGGCGAGTTCCATGGCTGTTACCAACGCAGCATTTCCGTAGGCGAGAGACAGTGTGCCCTCTTCGTCTGCAGATACTACTTCTGGTAGCAGCTTTTGCCAATCCTGCGCTGAAGAGCCAGCTTGGCGGTCTCCACTATCGACACGAGTGTAGGTACCGAATTTGCCTTGTGCGACGCGCTCAACGAAGTCAGCAGGAAGTGCGGCCCAGTCTTTTTTCAGGCGCTCATCGGAGTTAGCTTGGACGTTGCCGCCAGCTGTGAAGTTACCCGTGGACGGATTAAATGTCAGCTTGGTGCTAGACACGTTTTGCCCGGAAACGCTACCGCTTGTGGCGCTGGTAAACGTAAGATACCTTGTAGCGTTAGTGGACGTGTCGTCGGTAATCGACAGACCAGAAGTACCGCTAGACGCTGCAGTAATACGCCCTTTCGCATCCACTGTGATGTTCGCAGTTGTATAACTGCCGGCGGTTACGCCTGAGTTAGCCAGCGTCGCAGTACCGGTTACGTTAGCGCTGCCGTTAAAGCTGGCGCTTGTCCAAGTCACGTCGCCAGTCATGCCGATGGTGCGGCCAGTAGCAAGCGTTGTCGCCGTAGACGCGTTCCCACTCAGCGCAGCAGTAATCGTTCCAGCAGTAAAGTTCCCAGACCCATCGCGTGCAACGATGGCCCCAACAGTGTTCGCGCTGGTGGCGTTTGATATCACCGTGAAGGTCGCATTCCCGGCTTGGTTTGCTGAGAACGACGCAGAACCTGACAGTCCTGTGCCCGCCACTGTCAGAGTCAGTGTGCCATCGTTAGGTGGGGGGACATCCGCCCATGAAGTGGCGGTGCCGTTTGTGGTCAAGAACCGACCGCTATTCCCCGTCTGAGAAGGAAGTAACTGGTCAGCCGCCATAGCGAACTGCGTTCCAGTCAACGTGAGGCCGGTGCCGGCCGTATATGTGCCTGCGCCAGAGAACTGAGTCACGATGATGGCATCAGTTCCAACGGTAAATGTGCTTGGGTCAGCAACAGTCTGAACCCAACCTGTGCCTCCGTTGACTGTGCCGTTTTGCACAAAGGTGTACGCGCCGGGGATTTCATCAGCTTCGTCGCACAGCCCGCAGCGGGTCAGCACCCAAGGAGATACACCGGCTTCACCAAGTGATGTAAGGTTATAGCGGCCGTTGTGCGCTGGATTTGTCTGGTTCTTAACCAAAACACCCATAGGAGGAGTCGTAATCGCCCAGCTCGTGACGCCGTCAAGCGTCGTAAACGCTCGGTTTGTGTCCGCTGTCAGGGTAGCACCAGCACCTGCGGTGCCATTATCATAGACAGCCGCCAGATTGGTTGTCGTGGCCGCTCGCGCAGCGGGCTTGGCTCTTAAGCCTTCGGCAACTTCGTCAACGTACTGCTTAGTCGCAGCCTGCAACGCTTGTGTCGGATCAGCGTGGAGCGTCAGCGCGCCAGTCAACGTCCCGCCAGAGAGTTCCAGCTTGGACGTATTCAGGTTGTCGAAGTTAGCGTCGACCTCGTTATTAGTTAAGGGCGCGTTTTTTACTGCCCGCAAAACAATAGTTGTCATACAGATAGTCTTTCTTGCTTTCGGGCAGCCCAGTAAGCAATCGCCGCCTGCCTACAACGTTCTTTAATGGTTTCGGAATGTGCTCTACCTAAAGAGGCGGCGCGCATCTTGTTGCGAGTTTCGTCTGTAAAAACACGGGCTTTGTTGCGCGCTATAAGCTGGCTCCTTGCATCCGCGTTGACCGGATGCGGACGGCCGACTCTAGCATTCGCTGCTTTAGCTATATGCTCAGGAGTTTGCTTTCGCCCTAGTTTAGCAGCTCGTTGTTTAGCCCGTGTCTCAGGAGACGCTTTCCGCCCACGGCTTCGCTTCCCTATCATTTCGCACTCTATAGCAGACTTAGTTTTGCCCCGCAGAGCGTCTGCTATTTTGCGCTTGTGCTCGTCAGATAGAGGTTTTAACACCCGCCCACGATTTGGGCAGTCCGCCGCCGTTCCGCAGTTAAAAACGACAACCCCCGAAGCTCGGGCGTTGTCAATATGTGCTTGTTCACGTGCGGTCAGCTCCGTATCCACACACGATTCTAAAATCACAAACTCAAATGCGTCTGAACCGTAGTGATTCCATGCGTTTTGTAGCCTAGGATTACCATGTGCGTTTTTGCGAAGTTTGTGTTTATGTCCGTTAAACCGTACTCGGCAGTTTTTTGCTTGCCCTATATACACCGCACCATCCGACTTGCGGCGGATGGCGTAAATGCCGGTGATTGTAGGCAGCATCTGCGGACTCCTATTAGGAAACCGTAATAGTCCAGCTGATCGACATGCCGTCATCAGCGCCCTTGTTCACAACAGGGAACACTGAGCGACACTGCATGGTGCCGCCACTAGAGGCGTTAAAAATACCGGCTTCAACTACAGCGCCTGTGCCCGTGCCGGCAGGGAACGTAGCGGTGTGAGTTACAACGGCGCCAGTCGATGTGCTGGAAGCCAGTGCGACACGACCGAGTTCGGAACCCAGTGCAGTGTCACCAACGTCGGCGGCGGTGTTATCAGAACCGATCGCCATGTGGCTCATCACTGTGGGGGTGCCGACCATGCGGGCAGCGATGAACTCTTTGCCGGCGGTAACAACCAAGTTCTTAACAATGCGGCTTTCTTTGACATCGCCGTTCTTGTCGAGCAGCTTAATCTCGAGATTACCAGTAATTTTCAAACCGTCGCGGATCATGGCGAACTCCTTAAAAAGATTGTGAAAGACCTACGTAATCTTCGACAAAGTAGTCCAAGCCGCAGTAATCTTGAACCGACACGACGCCAGCGTCGGTCATGGTCGTCGATTCTACACGAGATGGACTAAATAGCAAGACATCAGTATCAGCAACAGCGACTGCCTCAGTCAGCGGTTTGTCGACAGCCAAAGTCGAAAAGTCTGTAGATGTGACGCCGTGGGCCAGCCCCTTAGCGAAAGCGATAACATCGTCGTCTGCTACGGTAATCTGGTCTGCTTTGGGTAGCGTGAAAACGCGGCTGTCCGCGTCAGCGACCGTCAGTGTATCGCTAAAGTCACGTATAAACAGCAACAACGTAGCAACCGTGTCCTGCATCGTCACAGAATCTGACAGCCCCTTGAGCGCGGCCACTGTCTCGTCATCGGTAAGGCTGAATAC